CAAGCGGGGGTGGTTACCTGCACGTATTCCATAACTCCTTCGTCCGGTTCGTTCGCTTTTGCTGGTGGAAGCAGCAATATTTTTATCAGCACGATTGCGGGTTGTGCGTGGACGGCCTCAAGCCCCGTAACTTGGGTTACGTTTTCCAGCACGAATGGGACGGGAAACGGAACGGTCACTTACACGGTAGCGGCTACCACGAACACGGTATCTCGCAATACGACGCTGACGGTGGCTGGCTTGCCCTATACGGTTCTGCAAACTGGCACCGCTTGTTCCTATTCGATCAACCCGTCCAGCATCAATGTCGCGGCGACGAATGGCACGAGCAGTTTCGTGGTTGCAGCGGGCCAGGGCTGCGCTTGGACGGCAGTTGCGAATGTCTCGTGGATTACGATAACGGCTGGAACCAGCGGCACGGGCAGCGGGACGGTAGTTTTTACCTATAGTGCCAACGTCAACACCGTTACGCGGGCAGGGACGATCACTGCTGGGGGGCAGACCTTTACGGTCAATCAAGCTGCGGCTGCGTGCATTTACTCAATCGCTCCTACAGCAGCTCATTATGTCGCTGCCGGAGGGCCAGGAAATATCTCGGTTACGGCGGGGACCGGGTGCTCCTGGACTGCCGTTAGCAATGATGGATTTGTCACGGTCAATTCTGGGACTCCGGGCACAGCGAATGGGACCGTAGGATATACCGTCGCAGCCAACGCAACGACCGTCTCGCGCACCGGGACGATCACCGTTGCCGGTTCGACCTTCACGATTACCCAAGACGGTACTGCTCCCTGCACGTATTCGATTGCGCCGACAAGTGCCAGCTTCACGTCTCTGGGTGGAACCAATTCAATAGCGGTTACGGCTAATGCAGGTTGCACTTGGTCAGTGTCCAGTGGCGCGACATTTCTCACGTTCACACCAGCCAGCGGAAGTGGAAATGGAACCGTCCTTTACACAGTTGCAGCCAACACCTCTTCGTTAACGCGAACCGGGACAATTGCGGTCGCCGGGCAAACATTCACCGTCACGCAAACCGGGGTCGCCTGCGCCTACGCCATTGTGCCAACCAGCGCAACCTACGCATCCCCTGGCGGGAGCGGCACCGTCGCCGTTACCGCAACTCAAGGCTGCAATTGGACTTCAACCAGTGACAGCCCGTGGTTGGTTGTAACCAGCGGATCGGCTGGAACCGGCAATGGAAGCGTCGGATATACGGTCGGGGCTGCCACCAATTCAGTGACGAGAACAGGACGCCTTACCATTGCGACCAAATTGCTGATTGTTACGCAGACTGGCATTCCCTGCACTTATTCGATAGCGCCCGCCAACGCCTCGTTTGACCTTCTCGGCGGCATTGGAACGATTACCATAACCGCCAGCGACACTGTTTGCGCCTGGACAGCTACAAGCGGCGTGCCGTGGATTACGCTTTCACCAGCCAGCGGTTCTGGAAATGGAGCGGTTAATTTCACGGTCGCTTCGACCAGCTCTTCCGCAACCCGAACCGGGAATCTGACGGTGGCCGGTCAAACTTTTTCAGTGACACAGACGGGAGACACAACTGCACCAACGGTAACGCTCACCGCTCCCGCCAACGGGACAACCATTAGCAACATCATCACGATTTCCGCGACGGCAACTGACAATGCGAGTGTTTCCCGTGTTGAGTTCTACCGGGATTCATCGGTGCTGATCGGCACGGTGGTTTCGAGTCCATACGCCTTACCGTTTCAGACCACCAATATATCGAATGCGTCACATACCTTCTACGCGCGCGGTTTTGATCCGGCAAACAACCAAGGCTCATCCGGCACAAACACCGTCACGATTTCAAACACGGCTCCATCCAGCACGAACATCTGGGCACAGAGTTTCGGCGGGCAATTCAGCGATGCAGGACTTGCTGTAACCGTTGACACCAACGACAACATTTACGTAGCGGGCAACTTTGCCGACACGGTATCGTTTGGAGGAGCGCCGTTGGTCAGCGCTGGAAGCTTCGATATGTTCCTGGCTAAATATTCACCGGCTGGCGTTCATCAATGGTCTGTGCGTTACGGCGGAACCGGAAATGAACAAAACATTATCGCCATCGCCCTCGATCCAAGCGGAAACATTTTCGTCGGGGGGAATTTTAGCGGCACGATAAATCTGGGCGGGACCAATCTCGTTGCTGGTGGCGGGATCGATATGTTCCTGGCCAAATACACCTCTCTGGGAGTTCATGTCTGGTCGCAGAAAATGGGTGGTATCGGGACGGACGCGCTCCTTGGGATTGCGGCAGCTTCCAATGGCGACGTGCTGATTTGCGGCTCCTTTGTCGGGACGGTGAATTTCGGTGGTGGTCCTATCAGCAGCCAGGGATCAGACGTTGATTCCATAATCGTCAGATATGACGCAACAGGTGCGTGGGTTTGGCAGAAAACATTTGCCAACCTGAGCGGTGGGGTGGATCGGGCGACCGGCGTAGCCGTTGATCCAAGCGGCAACGTAATTGTAATCGGTTTTTTCCAGGCTCAGATCAATCTCGGTGGTGGTGCGCTGTTTTCGACCAATAGCAGCATTGATATTTATGTCGCCAAATTCAACTCAGCCGGAACCTACATCTGGGGCATGATTCGCGGCGGGCCGAATACGGACAAGACCACAGCCCTGGCCGTAGATCCATCCGGCAACATTATTGCGTGCGGCCTTTTTCAAACCTCGACCGAGTTGGGTGGCGGTGCGATGACCGGCGTTCCCAGTTCAAGCCCCGACCAATTCATCGCCAAGTATTCTGGTACTGACGGTTCGTTTATCTGGGCCAAGATATTTGGGGGCATTCAGGATGAATCGATCACCGCCGTTAAAACTGACTCGGCGGGCAACATTGGCCTTACGGGTTATTACAACGTATCTCCCATAACGGTTGGTGGCATTGTCTTGGGCAACGCTGGAGCGCACGATGTATTTATCCTCAAATATTCCACCGCTGGCGCATTGCTTTGGGCCAAAAGCGCGGGGGGCGCAGGGGCCGATGATGTTTACGGAATAGCCTTGGACTCGATCAGCTCCCCTGTCGTTGTTGGATCATTCAATGGTTCAGCTAATTTCGGTGGGCAAACACTTGTTTCAAGTGGATTTGGCGATGTGTTCCTTATGAAAATGGCTCCATGAAAAGATTTCTCTTTCTCTGCATTTGGCTGATTGTTATCGACGTTCGGGCTGCTGTGCCGACCTTCGAATCCTTTTCCACGAATCAGTTTCAGACAAATCTCCTGCAAGTATTCTATCGTGACCCGCATACGAACGACGCTGGGATTATTTATCCGGCGCTGGCCAACACATTGACGCTCGTAACCAATGAGAATGTCTATGGGACATTTTCGCTTCCGGCCAAGGTGACGCTGCTGACGCTGGGAACAAATTACATCGACCTTTCGACGAACACCACCTTGTTGCTCAACAGCCCGACGAATGATGCTGCCCAAGTTATTCTAAGCCTAAGTGCCGGAGCATATCAGGGGCAGTTGTTGCTTATTACATCGCAGAATGGCAGCAATTCATTCACGCTTCCTGACCTCAGCGAGCAGTGGGACGTTCCTGGAGCTTACGTGGACATTGCTGGCGACTGGATTGCCACAACCAATCGAGGTGTTCTCTTGCAATATACGGCACCAGATTGGATCGAATTGCACCGCTCTGATCCCAGCCAAACCGGGGGCGGAACAGTTTTCGGCAGCGGCACGGTTCCGAACTTTCCTTATTGGATAACGCCTACAACTCTTGGCACTTCCAGCTTGGTGTATTCCAACAACAACAACATTCGCTTAGATTCAACCAACACAGTTGATTCTGCCAAGTTTCTTATACAAGGTCCGTCTGGTGTTGCTTACATGGATATCGATGGCACCGGACAGGTAGCTCATTTCCAAGGCGGTTCGGTAACAGCGTGGTTTGCCAACGATAATCAAAGAGGAATCATCGCTTTTGATACTGTATTAGCTCCATCTGTAAATAATACGATTGACCTGGGCAATCCCACAGGATTGCGTTGGAAGAATTTCGCCCTCGACGGCCACATAAGCTGGAATGGAAGCACCAATAGCCTGTTCGATACTTGGGGTGCAGGCTCACCGGAAGGTTTAGTAACCGCAAGACCGGGTAGCATTTATCGAGATACCGATGCGGGGGAAATCTACAAGAAAGCAACCGGGACCGGGGCTGCTGGTTGGATCGCTCTTTCTTCCGGCGCTGCTTCGGCGTTGTGGGGTTCTGCTGGTGGAGTTCTAGAACCAAGTCCCGCAATCGACTTAGTTAGGATTGAAAGTCAGCTTGCGGACAATTCTACCAATGCCGCTTTCATTGTGGATACAGCGGTGCCGTGGACGGTGGGACATTTATCAGAATTTAAGAACAATGGAACCAACGTAAATCGTATCTTGCCTAGAGGCCAAATGTTAATCGGAGCACAGGCTCCCGCAACCACTATTCCTTTCTATAGCTATTTTTCAGTTGCCCATGGCGACCCCACCGCAGGGAATATTAAATCACAGGTTCAGGACGACTCAGCCAGTCCTACAAATGTGTTTACGGTATCAATGGAGCCAGATTTATTGACTGGCGTTAGCAAGTTTTACGCTGATGCGACGGGAGATAATTATAGCACATACAACTTTGCATCGCTTGAGATTTACACGAACGACGCAGCGTTTTATATTGGCTCTCAAGGGCCAAATTGGACGGTTCTCCATCCAACGGTTGCCAGCACCGGCTCAGCCACCGCCTACCTGTTCGACACCGCCAACACTCTAATACCCGGCGACAATCTAGCAGCGTTCGGGAACAGTGGAACAAACCAACTAACAATAGGCCCAACTGGAGGAACAATCATTGGAAAAGAACCTAGTTTCTGGAGTCCATTTGGCCCAAGTCTTGTAATGTTTTCTCATACTGGACACGGCTATGATGGCAGTTGGGAAATACTTATCGGGGGAGGTAATGATTCTTCCAATGCTACCGTCAATGCCTATGGAGATTATAAGAGCATAAACATGCTAGTAGATGTCGGGAATAGTTATGTGGATTCCTACGCGGACGCGAACAGTAAGATCGCAGCAATAGAAATCCAATGTGATTCAACGAAACGCACGTTCATTACTCCTGGCACCGTATCAGGAAGCGCGTCAGGAGGGGCTTACTATTTTGACACAGCAAACGCACTCGTCGGTGCCACTGACAAGCTTCAGGCATGGTATAATCACGGAACGATAAAAACATCCATTAGTAAGGATGGCGCGCTTACAGTCGGCTCAGTTACCAAGGCGCAGAAAACCGCTCTCACCCCAGCAGACGGCATGATAGTTTACCAGACAGACAACACGCCGGGTTTCCGAGGATACGTCAACGGAACTTGGTTCATCTTTTCAATGGCAGCAGACCCATGATCACGAACATCGTTATTTTAGCAACGTCACTAATCACCAACAGCCAGCAAGCCATCGTCGGCGAATCCAACGGCAGGGCAATGCTGGCCTCGCAGGAAACGGTTATTCAGCGCACAATCACGCTTGAGGATGTCGTGCTGAAAAGCGCGGTGACGACTAATCTCGTCGGCTTCGCGCTGCCGCCACGACCAGCAACTACTCCAACCAATGTCGTGGCGACCACAAACAAGCCTCCTGCCATCAACACCAACTCACCGGCCTTCAAGCGCAGGCTCGAACGCGAGCAGCGCATGAAGCCAAACACCAACGCACCCCCACAACAAACCAAATGAAAACGTTACTCGTATCCATCCTTCTCATTGCAGCCGGCGGCTGCACCAGTCAAAAGAACCTCACCGAGCTTGTCAAAGCTCTCTCCAAAGACCCCGCGACGGTTCGTATTTCCTACGGGCCGCTAATCTTCGAAAGATTCGTTCCCCAAACTCAGCAACCGGGCGGCTATGTGCCGATGCCGATGCAATGGGGTCAACCTCCGGTGATTCTGTTTTGGCCGACGAACATTGTGAAATAATTTTATGAACCCATTTTTCTTCCCGCCGAGACAGATCCCCAACGCAGCCGCAGCTTCCTACGTCTTGAGTCTTTACGATCACGAGATAGCTGGCTCGATTGCTCAGACAAAGACGGTGCGCGAACAATTGGATGCAGTTGCCGATGCCTTACGTCAGGCGCATCCCGACTTGGCTCCCGATCTGGATTTACTCATTGAATCGGCTACGAATTTCGGGCACTTGCAAGGCGCGCGCGAAGATTTGGACATCCTCAAGAGTCAGTTCCGCGCTTCGCTGCCCTTTGCCATCCGAAAAGCCTTGGAGAACCCATCATGATCCGATTGCTGCTCTGCCTGCTGTTGCTTTGCCAAGGATCGGCATGGGCGGCGAATACATGGTACGTGGCGACCAATGGCACGCCAATCGGGACCGGCTCCAGCGCAAATCCATGGGATTTTCAGACCGCTCTGAATAAAGTCGGCGTTATCCTTCCAGGTGACTTGGTGTGGATGCGAAATGGCATTTATTCCCATGCCCCACAAAATTCAATTCCCGGCGTTCAGGAGGGTTATATTTTTCAAAGCACGGTTTCAGGCACTCCGAGCGGCCAAACCACATTCCGTTCATACCCTGGAGAATTGGCGCGGGTTGACGGGGGAGCATTCGGAGGCGTGGCCTACGGTTTCCATGCGTGCGCTCGCCCGACTTTGACAGTTGGCAATTCTGCCAGCCCCTCCAGCTATGGCTATTTAACCTTCCAAGACATCGAGTTTTTCAGCAGCAGCACTGAGGGTCGATTGAGCGGTGATGATTCCAGCTTCCCAACTGCGATCACGCGGTCGGATGGGCCAAACATTTTCGGCACAGGAGTGAAGTTCATCGACTGCATCGTGCACGATTTGTCCAGTGGCATCTCGTCCTGGAGACAATCGCAACTCAACGAGTTTTACGGCAATGTCGTTTTCAACAATGGTTGGCAGGGCACGCCAAACAAACACGGACACTCGTTCTATACGCAGCATTCGGTGGCCGCGAGCGGACTGGCGACCATCAAGCGCAATATCAGCATGGGACCGTACGACTGGGGCATTCAGGCGTACGGCTCAAGCAGCACGGAGATTTCGCGCTACCGGATTTCGGAGAACATTTTCATCGGCAACCAAGTCGCTCACGGCGGCATCATAATGGGCACGCGCCCAGG